TGAAATCTGGCAGTTGATTTTTAACAACTGAACTAATTTTGACCCTTGTATTTTCTGGCATTGATATTAGTATTGAGGAGCGGCCTGTGGCATATTAGATGATCCTACTACATATGTATCTGAGGAGAGGAGGGAGGTATTTGCCTTCTCAGCTTCAGTCAATCTAGCAATATCACCAACTATATAACTTGATGTAGCAGTATAAAGAGTTCCTGCAGTATTATCACCAGAAGTGATATTATCAGATACCATATCAATGGTGCTATTGCTAACATCTAGTTGCAAATACAAATCCTGTAATCCAATGACATCATTAGATTTAGGACAAGCAGAAACTTCAACTATAGGAATATTTTGCACTTTTTTAGATGTATTGATAATATTAATAGGTTTAATTAGTACTTCTCCTTTCTGATAATCAATACTACCTACATTATTAGAAATAATAGTAGGATTATTCCTAGATGCTAATGTAAATAAGAATAAAGTCCCAGTTGTTCCATCTTCATTAGGAGCATCACTCAAATAAACAGTATCTGCTACTCCAAAGATATTAAATCCAGATGTTTTAATATTATATCCATTATTATTTTTTATATAAAATGCATTACCAAAACAAAGTTCGTATTCTGCATTTTGATTTAATAAAGGTCTTAAATTTCTTCTTATTTCTATTTTTGTGATATTTGAAGTTATAGAGTCATTACTATTATCTACAACTGCCTGAAATTTACTATATTTGAATTTAGCACCATATTTATTCATTTCAGAAGAATTTGAGTAAGTAGTAATGTTATTCAAAACTACTGCTTTTACTGCATCTGAATTTGAAGCTAAACTTGGGTTATAATAAGCATTAATATGAGATTCAACATACAAATATTTCAAATCTAGTATTTCTGTAACTATTCCAGCAACAGAATACTTCCTTAACATGGTATTAAGGTTATTTTTGATGGAATCTGGTACATAAGGACCATAAAATGGTTTTATAGTGATAAAAACCTTTCCATACTTAGGAGGATTCAATTCTTCTCCTCCAAAAACTGAAACTGACTCAGTTTCTGGGTAAATTTTAGGAATTAGTGCCTCATAATCACCTGCAGTAACTGCTCTATTGAATGTAGAGTAAATTTTGGGAGCAAAACGCTTAATTGAGTCAACAGATTCAATTTCTTTACCTCCAACAGACTCATTTGTAGTAGCAAGTAAAGAAATTCCTGTACTTACAAGGTTATTATTGTTATCTACAATTCTTCCATTGAAATTAAAGGAAGAAACTCCATTTGCTGCCTCTCCACTAGTGGTAATATAGGAAACTTCAATATAATTGAGTGCTTTTAACTTTTCTCCAAAGACTCCATCACCAAAAATAAGCTCATATCTTTGATCGTCAATTTCTTGAATGAAATATACCCTAGAAGAGGCAGTAACTTCAATTAAAGTGTCAGAAAATGAATATTTTTTAGAGGAAGTACTAGATAAAGTCTCTCTTACAGTCACTTCTAAGGTAGAAGTGTCAATATTTGCATTTTCGAGTATATATCTTGAAGGAGGAGCAGGATTATCTGCTGTAACAGTGAAATTTGAGGTTAAAAATGTCCCTTCAAAGATTGTAACATTGTTAAAAGTAGCAATTCCATCAACTACAGGCACTGTTATGTCACTTGGAACACAAAAAGAGTAACTTTCTGACCCAAAAACAGAAGCAGAAGTGGCAACTATGCCTTTTTTAAGAGTTAAAGTAACAGGTTTAGTGCTAAATCCAGTTGTATCTACAAAAAATGAAATTATTGCCTTTGCAGAAGACCTAGATCTGGGTGTATAACCAATATTTCTTGCTAATGCTACTACATTTTCTCTCAAAGTAGCACTATCTATGAAAACCTCATTGCTAATCATGTTAGCATTGTATGAGGAGATGTAAGTATTGTATGCTAATACATCAATTATGTTAGAAAGATTAGATCCTTCAAAATCATAATCAGTGAAATTAGAATTTTCTCTCAAATAATCCTTCAAGGAGGTTTTTATTTGATCAAAATCAAGATCTGTAAAATTTACTAGTGCCATTTATCTTGTAGGCTGTAGTGCAAAGGTTAATTGTTGAGGAAGAGCATCAATTCCTATGATGTCATACGCTATAGTTACATCAAATTCGTTATTTTCATAGTTAGGTTTTACCTTCACATCAGTCAATTTGACTCTAGGTTCAAATCTAATAATAGTTTGTTCAATTTCATCCCTAATAGCTGAACCAGATATGTCATCAAGGACATCAAAAAGGACTTCGTTTACACTTGATCCTAAATCTGGGTTAAAAAATCGCTCTCCAGGAGTAGTAAGCACTAAATTTCTGATAGAACGTGCAATTGCAGTGTCATTTTTGACACCAATTATGTCTGCATTAATGGGATTTACCTCAAGGGACATGCTAATGTCCTTAAATCCCCTACTAACCCTCTCTACAGGCATGAAAAAACGGTAAATATAAGTTTATTTATGAGGGTTTGAATGTAAAAAATATTGAACTAAAAAGGTTCTATTTATAATAGAAGGGTTATATAACTTTTATATATAATATTATATAATGTTTGGACAAAATTTGGTCAAAGACTTCCGATCTCCAAAATTTTTTTCCAACACAACACCCTGTTTACACTGTTTTCAGGGTGTTTTTTGACGACTAGTATAATTGCGCTAAATAACTTTTATAATTAAGATCGGAAGTCTTATGAAAACAATTAATTGCGTACGTCCTCCTATAGAAGAGGGGTACATTTTCCCATTACCATTAGAATATTTGACTAGTATTAAATGTTCTAAACCAAAAAAATATTTTAAAAGAGATAACATAATATCTTTAAGGTTATTAAATTTAAAAAACTCATTAAAAAAAGGGATCATTTAGATCCCTTTTAACTATCTTCCTTGTCCTCTATACCTTTTTTTAGGTTTATTGGCACTTGTTGCTGCGTATTTGGTGTGTTTGCCCCTACCTTGATAAGTCTTTTTAGGTATGGTTTCTACATAATCACCACCAGAGAGAGATTTTTTGACTGGCATTAGTTTTCTTCCTCCAAATCTTTCATAATTTTATCAGAGATCGCTAGAACGTTAGAAACATTCTTTAGATTTTCTATTTGAAACATTACATCAGCAATGTGTTTGCTAATATAAGGTGCTTCATTTCTTGCTGCAAAGGAAAGAGCATTCCTTAAAGATGCAACTGCCTCATCTAATGAGGCTTCTACTTGTTTTGATAGTGTCATTAGAGGTCTCCTAGATAACTCTGTTCTTTTCATGACCCACCCTAATCCTTGGATCACACCATATCTCATCCCCTGCTTCAATAGCATCTAAGCAGAATGAGACATCCTCACCACACATATCTTGTACTGCCCCAGATTCAAAGACTTGCATC